CCCGGCTGGCTGCTACCCCCGTGATCAGCTGACGCCCTCCGAGCTCCTACCCAAGGACGGCAGCTCCGTGTGGGCCCAGCAGAACCCCATGGGCACTGGTTCCCTGAAGGGCAAGAACTTCCTGAGCGCTGGTGCTCTGATCGGCGTGAACACCGTTGGCCAGTCTCTGCGCAATGCGAACTACCAGCTGCGCTCTGAGCCCCCCAATCCTCAGGTGCCTGTGTCCGTGTTCAACAACACAACGATTGAGCCTGACGTGAACCGCCGTGACCTGGAGATCAATTAAAAGACAAGGTGTGGTGGTTTCTTAAGTGAAGCAAAACTAACAAACATCCTATTTCTTGGAACTCAAAGTGTCAAGAAATAGCCTCCGAACCAAACAGATGTCGGATCTACAATCCCTTTTTACACACACTATGGATTCAATAAAATCATCCATGCAGTCCAAATACCCACTTGTTGATGTAAAAAGTGCAGTGGATGGTCGTATCTATCGTGTAAGGGACATGGCCGATAAGCAACAGGCTGCTGATCTAATGGCAAATGTGCGCCAGAAAATCCAGCAGCTGTATTTTGCACTGAAAGAGAAGTTTCCCAATAAACCTCAAATCCGCCTCTGGGTTCAGAATTTTCAACCCTCCGCTGATCGGTTCATGGAGTCCACCCCCGATGCAGACTATACAAGCTATAGTGTGAACAAAGGTGAAAAAATACACCTCTGTCTCCGACAGCGTCAGGGTCCGAATGAAAAATTGATAGAAGAAAATGTCATGGTATTTGTGGCATTACATGAAATGGCTCATGTTATTACACCATCATTAGGCCATGGCCCTGATTTTTGGAATAATTTTGCCTGGTTATTAAAACAAGCAGAAGAACAGGGAATTTACCACTATCAGGATTTCAAAACACGCCCTGTTGCCTATTGTGGACTCCAGATCACTGATTCGCCCACATATGACCCGAAAAAAGACGGAACAGACTTGTCTATTGGCTAATCAGATGGCGACTTCTGAGTCGTATGAGGAATTCATAGGGCAGATTCTCCGACCTATGAATGCTCCTTCTCTTAAATTTCCCGTTGTATACGAAAGTGTTCGCATTGAAGTATATCGCAACCCTTTGACGAAGGAACCTGCTGAGGAATATGAATTTGATGACCTTTATCCCTTTCACACCCTCTCAGATCTGGCCCTTAAACTCTATAAACTTGCAGATTTTCGGGAGGAATTTCACCCTTCTCAACAATGTTTTTTGATCCCTGGAAAAGATGGAGTAAAATACACACATTTGCAATATATTTTTGGGAATCAAGCATATGAAGTAGAATCTCCTTTTACACAAGTGACCAAAGGTCCAAATACTGTTTTTGTGGATCTCGAGGGAAATCCTCGGTTTCCTTCCCTTGTAAATCGCAATGGAATGATTTTGGAGAAAGTGTTGTTCAACAAACCAAAGGATACTTACGTAATCCATGTGTTTCTTTACTCAGATGTATTAAAGGCATATCCTGGATTGAACCCGATTAACCGCCAAGACTGGGAAGGTATTTTTCGGGTCTACTTCCCTCTTCTTGAAAAGCAATTTGAGGACGGATCTATTCCAGAGAGTGCAATCGATTTTGCCCAGGTGAAAGCCAATCGTTTCGAGGCAAGACAGGAAATTCTTGAAAAACTGGAAGAGAATTTGAGAGATAAACCCCTGAGAAAGCCTGGTGAAAGTGCAAGAGAGGATGCGATTAATTTGAATAGCCTCAGGCATCTGCGGATAGCCTGGAAAGCTCCCCAGAAAAGTCCTGCCTATCAAACATTTCGAACAGAGTCTATCTTCTATGACATGGTTGTAAATGAACAAGTTCCTTATGTAAGGTATTTTCCTAAGAGTTCAACACCGATAAGTAAGATTCATGTGGATGGTCCGTTCAACATCCCAACCCTTGAAGATCCTGAAATTCTACTGCAATGGTCCAAGGAACACTCTTTAACACCAGATGAGGATCTCCTTATGATTAAACTTCTACTGAGAAATGGAGTGGGCAGTGTTCCTCCACTCTATGGAACCTTTTTCATCTTTGAAGATGGATCTGCGAAATTTGTTGTTCAACCTCCTTCTGGCATGAAGAGTTTATCAAGACAGAGTGATCTTTTCAACCTTGTTCGAGTCATTGAAGACTTCACAGGAAAATTGCCGAGATTGGGTGTAAGGGGGGGATTGGATGGGCTTCAGCCTTTACAACTCTATACACCTAAGAATTGTTACCTCGAGGACGCCTACGTTGTTCTTTCTTTACGTATTGAAAAAGAGGAAAATCAGATTACTCGTAAATCACTGTATCAGATTCTTCCCTTCTTTCGTCCTTTTTTTCAAGTGACAACCAGCCCTATTAAGGAACAAAACCCCCTGGCTTTCCTACGATACAAGGCGGTGAGTGACTTCAGAACTCCTAGCCGTGATTATCAATTTCTCTATCGTATTATGGATTTGCAGAAGTTGTCAGGTGCCACAAACTTGAGAAAGTTCGTCGACTTATACATGGAAAATTTTGATGTGGAAGAATCTGTTGCAGTCTCTCGAGTTCAAGAGTTTTTAGATGATGTTTCCAAGTATTCTTTAGTCGATCCTGAAGTGCTTGAGTTTACACAAACAGAGAATCCAGGCATTGATGTGGCAATTTTCGGGAAAGAGCTGCAATATACTTTTCACCTCTATCGTATTGACTCTGTTTTAACATTGAGAAGAATGAAAACACTCTTGTCTCTGCTTATTTCACTGGAACCAGGGGATTTTGAAGAAGAGGAAACCTCTGCTGAAACCTTAGGACAAGAGGAAGAAGAAGAAAAAGCAGAAGCAGAAGCAGAGGCTGCAGTTGAAACAGAAAAGGCAGGGGATGCAGGGGATGAAAAGAAGACTGTCAGAGATGTTGAACTTACAGTTGCTGCAGGAGAGGCGGCAGCCGGTCCTGAAGGGGATGGACTGTTCGATGAACTAGGGGGATTTGAAGGCTTTGGAGAGGAGGAAGAAGAAGGGGGACAAGGAGGAGAGGAACTTGCAAAGTTAGCAGAAGAAGATGCGCCTGAAGCCGCAGCGGCTGCAGCGGCTGCAGCGGCTGCAGTCCCTTCTGTTCCTGCTTCAAGAAGCATGGTGAAATCGAAAGGCAAGGGGAAAGGCAAAGGCCAGGCAGTTGAAGGAGAAAGAGAGGAAGAGGAAGAACTAGGTGGAGATGAAGACGATGATGAAATTAAGAACCCAGAAGAGTTCAAAACCATGAAAGCCAAGACCTACTTTCAACAAAGGCTTCAATACTATGACAAGAAACTTTTTTCCTATCACAAAGATGCACCAGGGGTTAAGAAATATGCAAGAATGTGTGGGTCAACACCTCGTAAACAACCAGCAGTCTTATCCGAAGATGAATACGCCAGAATGAAAGACGTCTATTCTGACGATGAAGCAGCAGGAAAAGTTCTTTGGATTGAATATCCTTTGAAGAAGGGACAAGTTCATCCACGCCCAGAGTCATCGAACACTGAGGTCATCACCACCCTTCGTTATGGATCCAATCTTCTTCCTGGTCAGGCAAATATATTCATTTGTTCTCTCTATTGGTGCAGAAAGGATGAGATTATCATCTTGAAGAGTGATTTTGAAGGAAAGGTAGACAGAAAAGGACGGCCCAAGGATCCTATGTCCTGCCCCTTTTGCAGAGGCACACTTGTCACAGATCGAAAGGCCGTGATCAAAGGACAGACAGTGATTGAACGAGTAAGTGAAGACGCCAAGCACCTGAGACACCTCTTTGTCACATTCCTTAAAAAAACACCTCATCCAGACAATCTCTTTCTTCCTTGCTGTGCCCTCAAAGATCACGTGATCAAAGAAGAAGAACACCCTGCCTATGCACCCCTTCGAAAGCAGGTTGAACGATTGGTGGCAGTAGAACCTTCAAAGAAACCCTTACCCCCTGTAAAAGCAGAGGCCCTGGTCTATGCAACAGACTATAAGAAAAGAATGGATGAAATTGTCACCTCTTACATTACAGGTGCAGAGAAGTTCCCCCTGGAAGTTGCAAAAGAGGGTCCACAAATAGGGATTGTGCCCAAAGCTGTGGACACCTTTTTTGCACAGAACTCATATGGAGAACTTGTAAAACAGGATCACACAGTTTGGCGGCTTATGACAGACAATCTCACGGGGCAACCGAATGTGTCTGGATTTTTCCGAATTGGTGTTGAAAATCGCAAATCCCTCGAAGCAGAGTCCTTTTTCTCGGCCTTAGCACCGTATTATGGAGAGAACTCTGCTGCTTCTATTAAGAGAAGAATTCAAGAACTCATTCAACCCAACACATTTGTTGGGCTCAATTACGGTAACTTTCTTTTTGACTATTATGATCCTGCTGCCCCTCCACCCCCTATTACTGTGTTAAAGAGGTTTGCCCATGATCGTCTCTTGATGGATTCAGGACTGGGAATTCAAAAGGAGGGCCTTGTTCGCTTGTGGAAAGCGTATGTTGCATTTGAGAAGGCCATGAGTAAACCAGATATAGTGAAAGAATATCGGCAGTTTGCGCATTTCTTGGCAGCCCCTGATCTGATGTTTTGGTCTGATGAAGCAACAGGTCCTCGTTCTGCAGGTATTCTCTTCATAGTTCTTGAATATAGCAGAAGTGGAGTCTTGGAAGTGAAGTGTCCTCCTTATGGTGTTACACCTGCCATGATGGATGATGTCACAGGGTGCGATGTGGCATTTATTCTTCACTATAAAGAACAAAATATCTGGGAACCCCTCTTTTACAGCCGAAACGAACCATCGAAAGGAGTCTTTCAAACAACAATGGTGTTCCGCAGAGATACAAAGGCAGATTGGCCTGAAATTGTAAAGCGCAGAGTTGATGAGTTTCAAGACATGTGTAAGAGGAGTGGTCTGGGGATTTACACAGATAGTTGGTCTGTGAATCCTAAGACTTTGTTACCCCTTGGCAAAGTGATTGATTCTGTAGATTCTGAGGTTTATGCTATTCTGAGGGATACATATAACCACGTGTCCGCTGTGTTATTCTTACAAGGGGATCTCATTATTAGTGTGCCTGTGATTGATGATGGAACACTCCACAGAAGCACAAGGGTTGAGCTCGATTGGAGAAATTTCATGAAGCGCCTGGCCCCTGCCAATGTTGTCCTCGATTTCTATGAGTCGAATGTCATACCCCTCGTTGAGAGCCTGAGCCCTGAGCAGGCAGCCCTGATCAAACCCTCTTACACAGTTCAGTCTATACTTCGCCTAGATAAGACAGTCCCAGAGAGACCTGATGTCTACGCCTTGCATTTAGCGAGTGGCTTGTTTGTCCCTGTGAGCAAGGCAGAAAGTGGGATTGAAAAAATGGTAGAGGAAGAAACAGAGAGTGAATTGGGAATTGAAGAAGGCCAAGAACTACCTTGGATGATAGACACGAAACTTGCATATGGAAAGCAATCGGGCCCAGTTGTGAAAATGGAAGTCGATCACAAGGAATTTGAGGAAATTTTCCAGCATTTGCGAGTGAGTTTTGCGAACTGGATCGCAACTTCCTCTGGCTCCCTCAAACAGGAAATCAACGAGATCTTATTCAAAGAAGGCAGACCCAATATGGATCTCCCTTTGTTTGAAAAACGTCAACGGCTGTTCATTAAGTTTGGCAATGAGATTATGAGTTGGATGGACAGTAGCATTCCTGTAAGGGATCGAAAACCAACAATTAAGAGAATAGACTGTCGAGTGCAAACTACTGCAGAGACATGTTCTAATCGATGTGTATGGAGGGGAGCAGCTGAGGGCAGTGAAGGTCCTTCTAGTTGCCTTCTGCATACTCCAGACACATTTACAGTTGGTGTAAAAGATGTTGATGCAAAGATGCTCTTAGTGAAGAGATTAATTGAAGAACTCATACGCTTCCCTCAAAAGAGACAACAACTGTTGACGAATCAGGTGAGTCAGTATGTGAAACTCACTGAAGCTTTTCGAAGTGGAAATGAATATATTGTTCCAGAGAATTTGCCTGCATGGTCCGAGATGTTGCGGATGGAGTGGAAGCGGAAGACAAAGGCCGAACTTCCGAAATATGTGGAGGAATTCTGGCAGGTTGGTGAAGCAACTGCAGCCCCTGCCCCTGCAGCAGAGCCCAGGCCAGAACCTATGCCTGGAGTCTTGGAATCCTACTTGGGCAAATCAGACATCCCTCTTACATTTATTCCTGAATCTTCAAACAGTCTCCTAGAATTTCTAAAATCTATAGGTATTGATCTGCAAAGTTTAGAAGACATTGGCCAGGATCTCACCCACCCTACACTTGACTCCGCAGCAATCGTCAAAGCTGTAGGAAAGGCCCTCAAACTTTCTATATATCAAGTAGTCTTCCCACCTGGAAATCCGGTCGCACTGGAACCCCTCATGGTCAAAGTTCTGGTTGGTCCCCCGCCCAAGAAAGCCCCTGTACTTTTCTTTGTGCAGTTGCCTGATGGCCGTGTTGGAACTGTCTCTGCTGATTCTACAGCAAAAACACCCATACCCTTTGAGACTCTTCCAGCGAATGTAAAAGGACGCTTGCAGAAGGCCCCTGCTACACTTGCCTAATCATCCTGGAATGCGTAGTTTGTAGGAATGGGTGCCTTGTTCTCTTTTTCTTCTTCCTCTTCAACTTCATCGAATACAACCACTGCCCCCTTCCCTTGTTGAACTGCTCGAAGGCGAGCTGCCAGCATTCCTTGAATCTCATCAGGCATGTGGTTTAGAATATACTTCTTGTAGCTTTTGTTGTTTGGATGAAGAACAACAAGAGCTAACTCACTAATCTTAATATTGTAGTGCTTCTCCAAGAACCATTTATAGAGATTCAACTGGAGACTGTAATGCCAATAGTTGGTGTCGTCCAAATGACTTACAGGTCCTAGACCCTTTTGGAAAGCATTCTCCATCTTCATCTCTTTTGCACGTTTCCAGTCATATACGGCGAATGTCCCATCGATTTTACTCCTGTAGATCATATCAATAGATCCTGTTAACTTATATGTCTCGTCCCAGACTTCCCACTCGGTGCGCCACGGTTCCCAGATTTGCGAATCTTTTTTCCAGTAGGCCTGGAAATGCTCCCACTCTTTAGTGTTCACAATCTCAGGCGCCACTTGAGATTCTGCTCCATTCATAACCATCTCACATCCTAAGTGCATTGCAGTCCCTGCAGAAGATGCCTCATCTCGATTTTTGTTCCATGCATCTTTGATTTGCTGACGAGTCATTCCATACCAAGGGCTGTTTGGCCAATTCTTTCCCCTCATCATATTCGTAATGACTTTGTCGGCATCAAAGTGGCCAAAGAAATTGTGAATGAAGCCTGTTGCAGAGACAAATCCCTTGCAGCTCCCATTTACAGTATAAATGTGGGTTGGCTCATCAAAGTGCACTTTATTGTCCCGCTCATGCCGGTTTTTACGGGCTAGACTCATCCATGGCTGAAGGGGAGTCCCCCCTGTGAGAGGTGCAACAGGGTAAGGACGTGGAAACGTTCTCATATCTACTTGATAGTTTTCGTTTTACTTAGGTTTAACTACATCAACTTTTATGTTTGTGCTTTTTTGAAGTAAAAACATAAAAGTAAAGAAACAGGCATTCTAAATTAGATTAGCCAGTTACATGATACTGCGGTATCCAGCAAGTCGCATGATGATCTTACCAACCTTGTTGTCGCCGTCGATTGTTCCATCTGCTGAGCGCTTTCCTCCTAGATCGGACCCACTTCCAGGACCTGTGTAATAGAGGAGAATTAGGCCCTTTGCCTTTGCAGCCTCCACAATGCGACGGAATCGTGCATCTGTTGCCCACCGCTGCTGGAGACCTTCCTCTAACACTTTATCTTTGACAGACAGCCATTTGCCAGCATCAAACACAGCCTTGTATTTCTTCATTCCCTTCGTGCCAGGATCACTATCTTCTAAGACTTTCTTTCTCTCCGTTTTCAGAAGTTCATTTGCACGCTCTGCAGAGAGTGCTCGTGCGCCCTGGCCTGTCTCTGCAGCTTCCTGGCGAATAGCCTCTTGGTGAATAGTGCCCTCCTGGGAGAAGATCTCCTTGGCGAGTTCTGGTTTCGTAGAGGCCAACTTGTATTTCATGGCAGCAATGTAGTGCTCTAGAGAAGGGTATTCTACATTATCCTTCATGTCTTTGATGGGGAAAGGTGCAATAGGGGCTAGCCAGCGTGCTGCATCAGGGTCGCCAATCTTGAGTTTGTCCACTTGACTTGCATCCACATAGAATTGGAGAAGTTCTGCCAGGGTGTATTTCTTCTTTTGGCCTGGGGCTGCAGCAATGGGAACAGTAGGGAGTGGCTGCTCTCCAGGGGGAGCAGGGGGGACTCCAGCAACAGGGACTGGGACGGTTGCATTTGCCTGTAGCAACTTCTCCTGAACTTCTAGGGCTTGTTCCCCAAGTGTCTTAACAGGGGCTGCTGTATTTACAGGCTTTGCTGTATTTACAGAGGGGGCAACAGGGGAACCAAGGGGAACTGCTTCTACAGCCGCAGCCGCAGCAACTTCAGGCACTGCCTCTGGTAGGATTCCACCACGACGGCGCTTGAAGATAAACCAGCGATTGAAGAAAGAATACTGGCGAACAGCCGCAGACATTGGGAACTTCTCTCCTTTCTTTGTGGCCCAATGATGCGTAGCATCAAAGGTCTCCGTGCTCGCATTCAACCCAAGCTCACGACACTCCTCCGCATTCAACAGATCACATCCAATCTCAGCCATCTTTGCCTTTAACATCTCAAACGGAACCAAGTATTCCCGCTGTTCAGTGCCAATACTGATAAATTCAACATCTACAGGTAAACCAAGGGACTCTGGTCCTGTTGTAAGGTCTTCTGCCGTGTAGCGTTTCGTCAACTTCCAAATCTCCTGGCCCTTATCCTGCCCAACAAGGGATCCGCCTGTGGGAATTTTCCGTAACTCATCAAAGACCCGCTGCCCGTCGAAGCAGCAGCCAATGAAGAGTCCACCCATTGCAAGGGAATCATTGATATTCCGCATGATATTTGCCAAGGTTGCCTCATTCTCGAAGAAGTAGTGGATAGCAAACATAATTGCAACACAATCCGCCCCGTTTCGCAAAGCCCCCGAACCATACTTTTGCACAAACTTGGGAACAGGGCCGTCTGCAGCCAGGTGACCATACACCGTCCGCATGATATTGGCCTCCTCAGGAGTTGCACCAGCCTCTCCCGTGGACAAGATCTTCGCTGAACTACCAATTGTGAAGATCATCTTCGCAACTTTGTCATACCCTCCATATTTCATTACAGTATTCAAATACCGCCTGTAGGCTCCATTCTCAGGGTCACGAATACCCTCACCCGCAATATCTGTGCCATAGACGAAACTCGCCTTGAAACGGACCCAACTCCATAAATCACCACCCTGGCCACACGCCAAATCCACCATTGACTTTCCACCTCCTTGTAAACCACTCTTCAGCAGGATATTTTCCTTAATATACACACGGTGGAAATCACGCAGCCCACGGATCATCATTAAATCCTTCTTCGGCCCTGAACGATCATAATACACCTTTGACACCTCCTCTGCACCACCCGCAGCACGACCCATCGCTACAAGTTCAGCAGGGGATGGTTGTTCAGATCCTGTGCGCACCATATGGAGTGTAATAGGGTCGTGAATGCTATCCCAAGTATCCTCTGCAGTCTCCTCGCTATTGAGCGTGCGCCCCACAATACCCTTCTGAAATCGCTCTGACTTGTCCCACCGAACACGAATAGGAATCCAGCGAAACCCAGGCTGATTCGATGAGTGATAGCGCATCTCAACGATTGTATTGTCGCTAATAGGATCCTCATTCTCACACTCAATCACATCCTCTCCATCCACCGCTGTCTTAATCTCCATAAAACACTGATTCGCCATTGTATCAGGCAGCTCCTTGGGATTGAACAGCACTGGCTTATACTCACGGCGCTTCCCCCGCTGAGGGACACGAGCCCCTGGTAAAGGTTGCTCAAATAAGACAGTGCCACGAGGATCCTGGAAAGCTGGGTCCATACTGCTTCCGACATACAGGCGCAGTGTCTTATATTGAATACTTTCACCAGTCCCTGGGCGGACTCCAGTGTTTACCTGATCCTTGTTTGTATCGACGTCCTTGTCAATCTGGACCAGGAAATCCACCGTGTTCTCATCCGCCGGCTTCCACTTGAACTGGGATTTCCAACCAACACCTGGTGCCTGAGGAATTCCTTCCTCATTTGGCGTCAAGATCAACCCGTCAGTATGATACAGTTTTGCAGAGTCCAAGACCCGTGCACATGCAGTAAAGATACTAGCATCTCCTTTATTGGCGAAGATGAAGTTTTTCGAAGCGACAAGAATCTTATTCTTTTGCGTGACTCCTGCACTTGCAATCAAGGTAGGACCATCTCCCTCATTCCAACGAGTGGTCCAGTCCTCTAGTGCCTTGTGGCGACCATCTTCGCCGGCAAACGGCTTGCTGCTCACATCAACACCCTCAGGGGCAATGTAGATATCGAATAACAGAAACTGCTGAATTGCATTTCCATCCTTGTCCTGTGTTACAAACTCACCGTCAACTAAAGACTGAGAACACCCCTTTCGCACCAATCCAGTCCGATACACGCTAAATGACATGTCGATCATAAACAACTCACCACGAGCATCAACATAGCCCATCATTCGAAGACCATCCGCCTTGTCTGTAACATTGTAGCCATCACGAACATTCGGTGTTTTCTCTTCACGTTCTTTTTTCATATGGACCCGCTTGAGAGGCACAGGTGCAACACCCCGAAACCGATCCGTCTTTGTCAGCAGCTTGTAGCCATCAAGTGCCTTATACGCCACTGACTTGCGAATCAAGAAACTATTCTTTTGCACTCCACGAAGGACCTCGCCCATACCTTTCACAAGTTGCTTCAGTGCCAAGTCGCTCGCAGCCTTGATCGCCTCTGGATCCTTCCCTATCTCTTCCGGCCTCAGCAGTTCCACTTCCACTTCATACTTGATGGGCATCTTGTTGATATTTCTCTGCTCAAAACTCGTCTGCCACTGAGCCTTTCCCCGGGCATCCTGAGTGGTAGACCGCACCATACTCAGATCATACCGCACACCCCCTTTTTCATCCAAATAGGTCCAACGACGAATCAGGCGAAAGGCTTTCTTCTGTTGAGGCCACCGTTTCAGCATTTCTTGAACGGTTGCGTCAGCACTTGTTAAAGGGATTTCACGACGAACTTTGACACGAGCATCATACTCGTCAAGGTTCAGGGTGCTCTCTACACCCGCACGATCTTTGATCATGATTTCAACAGGCTTCCCATCTAACGAATTCTGTCGGCAATAGGACTCAATAGCCCCAATACCTGTGAGTGTAAAGCGCACGTGTTCAGGGGTGAGAATGTTCAAACGATCTTCCTGGGGAAGCGCCGTGAACCCTTTCGCCTGGAGACGTTTTGCCACTGCCAAGAATGCAGTTGTAAAGGACGCATTCTGAAAGGACGCCTCCAACTCTCTATTCTCGTGGACAACCCACTCGTCCACTATCTTTCTGAGGCTTTCGACCTCAGCCGGATAGAGTTCCATCTACTGTTAGGACCTATGAGAAATGCTTTAGTCGCCCATCAACTTTTAAACTGAAGCTAAATGCTGAATGGCCTGTGTCCGACCTAGGCAACGAGCCCAATCCTCCTTTTTCAGTTTCGCCCCAGGCTCCAGCGCTCGAGGCTGAATGCCAGTCTTTGCAAGTTCAGCTTTGATCTCCTCCAGCGTCCCTTCTGCAGTGGGCCAGGCAATCGACCACCCCTCTGACTCCCTCGCCTGCAGCCAGCCAGAAAACGACTCAGGACCCTCTGAGGAAGGCCACTCCAACATCCTCTCACACCGTGCATCCACCCACAGGGTCTTCCGCCCAGGGGACCAGGCCCGAAGATCTTCCGGCATCGTCCAGACCTTCTTATCGGCCTCATCAAAGATAACAACCTGAATCTGCTTCAGGGCATGCAATACACCCGCAACAATCTTTGTCTGCTCAAGGCTCGGTTTCATAGAAGAAAGTGCATCCCCCACCTTCACTTTCGTCAACTTCCGATTTCCCTTCAACGCCCCCGCAACTGCCGCCTCCTTCTGGAGTTCAAACGTCTGATCTCGCACCTCTGTTAAACGATATCCTTCCCCTGCCAGTGTCATCAGTGGATTCTCCATCATTTGCCATGCCGTGGTCAGCTTGGCAGGCATCAACCCTCTAACACCTCCTCCCCAGAGACTCTCCTGAGGCACAATCTGCCGAATCTCAAACTTCTCTTTGCTAAACCGTGGAACACACTGATTACCAAAGGGATTCTTCTCGAGCTCCTTGAAAAACTGCTGCACGTCCATCCTCTTACACATTCCTCGTAAACCCGGCTTAAGCGTCTCCAGTCCACTCGTTGATGCCAGGATTTGCATGTGTCAGATCACCCATCTCTTTTTCACGTGTTTCCAGAGTTTGGCGGTTGACCTTGCAAAAGCGTATCCAACTGTGTATTTTACTGATGGTGCTAATCTTCAGAGAATTTAAATCAAAAAACATACCATTTCGATTTTCACTGATTTCCTCTGACTCACGTTTTAAGATACGATATAACTCCTCCAATTCATTCTTGTTAAATCTTTTAATTTCTTCAAAAATTTGTTTTCTCACGTCGAAGTCATTCTCATTACTCATCTCCCTCTTCCTCTTCTTCCTCCTCTTCTTCCTATTCTTCCTGGTTAGGCGCAGGGGCTGGTGTTAAAGGGACAACCTTGGGTTCGGGAGGAGGGGCATCATTCCCCACACGTTCTAGAAATTGCCCAATACTTAGGATATGCGGATCATTCACCTGGAAACGGGACTTTTTAATCTCAATTCGAATCCGGTCACCAATATTTAGTTTGTCAAATTCCTCGTTTCCTACATGGAGGTCTCGAGGAATCATCACTCGGATTGCATCATATAGAATCACATACAGTCCCATCTTATTTTTCTGCTTGATCTCTCCCTCTACCTGCTGACCATCCGGTGGACAATAGACCTTCCCCTGCGCCTTCAAGACATAGAGGATATCCCCTGTAAAGCGCCCCTTCTCGGCAGTGCCCATCGAACGACTGAGCAGTTTCAGAGAATCAGGGATCACATATCCATGTCGAGAACAACGACCTTCAATCTGCTTCTTTAACTTCAATAAGAGAATATCATCAAAGGATGTGATCTTCGCACGTAAGTCAAGCGGAGAAATTGCTACTTTTTCCTCGAAAATCGCTTCAACTTCCATTCTGTCCTGGGACTTCACCTCTACAGGGTAGTTCACCTTTCATTTTTTAGACATCCACTCGCAAAGGACTGAGGGGGAGTTAACGAAGAGGATGTCCATGTAATGCCGCTTCCAAAGGCCTGTAAAACCATCTTTTTCCTTGAATCTTTACCTTATCCATGTATCGTAGCACAAGATCACTCACAGTGCAAACACGAATTGAATTTTGAAGTCTCTTTCTTGCCAAGACATCTGGATTGCATCCAAGGTCATTCTCTCCTGCGGAAACCAAGAGTTTACCAAATTCCTCTAACATCTTCAACTCGTGAGCCGTTGCACTATTAATGGAACACTCTGAGCCTCGGCCCAGTTTTTTAGTCCCAGCAGTAGGCGGTTTGTTTTTCTTGAACACTAATTTCATCTTCTTCGGATTGAATGTAATCATTCCGTATTCAATTCCCGTTGTGCGGGTATCAATGGGCTTTTGTAAATTAGGATCACTCCCCCTCTCTCGTTTCAAGACTTCTACAATTGCCTTTGAACACTCTGTGTATTCTCCTGTTGCACTCATGCAAAAATGCTCAATCTCATTTGTATTTCCATTTACCAGGCGTAAATAGGTTGAACCCTCAAACTCCCAACCAGCAGAATCCGAAACTTGGCGAACCCAGTCAAAATCAGGATTCTCCCACTGCTTTAACATCTCTCGTTTGGTTGATGTTGTCAAGAACTCGTCCCAAATATACTCAAGGACCACAGATGCAAATTTTCCCCTAGCAACCTCATCTCCCTTCAAGTTCTCGTAGATCCATAAGATCATATCAAGTCTTTCTTTCTGAGCCTTCAAGATTCCTGCAGAGTCCTTGAGGGTTGCAAGTTCAGTTTCTACAGGAGGAGGAAGGGCAGCCTCGGCTGTTCCATTTCGCAGTTTGCTTACCCACGCAAGAACTTGATTCCAGAATTCTTCTGAGTCCTCTTCGGATGGCGCTCCTTCTTCCGCAGCCACCTTTTCAATAGTCTCTGGGCGAGGTGCAAAGACATCTCTCTGCACAGGCACATTCATCAGGCGGATAGCTATAGGTATTTTTGTGTTTTGAATAGGATCAGGCTGAAAGACATAAAAGCCGTTCTTGGCTAAGATACGTCCTTCTCCTGTGGATGTCTGAATTCGAAATTCCTTTTGAAGAATGAGTTCATTCAATAAACTCGAGAGTAAAGGCCTTGGTATGGTTTCAAAGTGGCTCACAATGTTCTCAAAAGTAATGAATGGTTTTCCCTTTGACACCGTATCTTCAATATATGCTTTTAGCTTCGCCAACTGAAATCTTGCAGTATACTCATCGTATGTGCTCGTGTCTTGTTCTGCAAACCCTATTTTTCTCGGCATCAAAGATCCATCACCTGCTTTGCAGTTGTATTCACATGTCTCGAGCCAATCACACATTGCTGTTAAAGGGACATCATTGCGAGGCTCATTTAGTCTCTCAGCCCCTTGACTATCGAGTAGTTTGGGAACTGGGTCAAGTCCACTCACTAGAATTGCATCGTGATTGAGTGTGCAATCAATCGCATACTCCTTTAACACCCTTGTTACATTTCCCACAACTGTTGCTTTCTTGAATGCTATTCTGTAACTATACATATCAATGGTTTCAGTTTCAGGATCGCTGGCAAACTGATTTACAAGGAGAGTAATGGTGCAGTTCTGTTTTTCAGGTTCCAGTGCTGAGTGAGAACAGTTGCGAATTCCTCGTCCCACAATCTGCTCCAATTTATTCAAGTGATACCAGGAATCAAACACGAAAACTTCACGAATAAAGCGTAAATCGAGACCTTCTCCTGCTATCTGAGATCCTATGACAACCTTAATCTCACCCCCATCCTTGTTCGACAAAGCCCTCGCAGCATTAATCGCCTGGGCATTATTCGGTGAAATTTCCTCAGTTCCTGTGAGGAGAACATATTTGGCCGGTTTGAACGTATGCTCGGCCACACCCATTTCTGCAGGCACTGTGCCGTGACCCCTCTCATGCCTGGGACAAAGGGCACATTGCCGTCCTTCTGGGTGCTGAACACCATCTGCCAGTAATCCTGAAGTTCGCCCATACAATGTATATCCATTGGCTTCGAGGGCTAACGCTATCGTCAAAGCTCCTGTTGCCACAAATCGACTGTAGACAAATGCAACTCCACGGCAATTGTTCAGTCGACGTAGGAGAACAGATGCTTTACCACTCGCCTCCTTCAATCTCTCTCCCAGTAGCCAATCTGCCCCATTCACAGATCGAAATACTGCAGATGTGCCTTTATATTCTTTTGTGAAGGCACTGTCAAATCCAGCCTGACGAATACGCTCTAAAACATCAATCCCTTCCTCCGCAGGATAAATCCAGTTACCAGCTTGAACTAGCAAATCCATATTTGTAATTCCTAGGCCTTCTGCGGTGCTAACAATGGCCTGAGAAAGTTGTTTATACTCATCCTCCACCTCTTTACTAAAACTCGCCCCTACACACGGCAATCTCACCACATTTCTACGATCGATTCCTGGAACAACTTCCCCCCTCGGCGATTTGCTCGCCCAACGGCGCAGACGACTTGCAGCTTTCGGCTCCAACCGAAGAGGAAATGTTAAAGGATTCTCACCTCGCATGAAGGAAATATACTGACTTGCTATTTTGCCCAAAAGTCTCTCGCCACCAGGGAGAAAGGTATCTGCTTTTATGTTAAAGACATCATCAACCCGCAGCTGAGGCAATTTGTCATTTTGCAGAAGTAAATTTAAAAGAAAGAGGATCTCTGTATATGTATTATACATAGGAGTAGCCGTCATAAGGACAAGTGTAGTTCCTTCTGCAATATCTAGGACCTCTCGAAGGTAAGGAGTCAGTCGTTTTCCAGCCTTTGCATCCGCAGTATCTTGGGGATTCGCATCGTCTTTTTCATCTTCCTCAGATTCCATGGGATTGTCACGAAGATTGTGAGCCTCGTCAATTATGATGATGCGGTTTGAAAACTCACGGCGCAAAGTCTCTCGTTTCATTCTCTCCAATTCAGCAGCCGTTCCACGCTTGGGGAGTTTTTTCAGGATATCCCGAATATAGTTGTAAAAAGAGGTATATCCGAAGAATTCGTATCTGGATCGTATCATGCGATTTACCTTTGACTCTATTGCCACCCTGTTTTGCTCCTGCATTGTGTTCGTCAGCTGCAAATAAATATCACCCGTGCATCCTCTATGATGATTCAACTTCCCTGTTTCTGGGCGCTGAATAGTGAGTGCATCTTTGCTCGAGTCAAAAATCGTGCGCTTGAATCCTTCTTGAATATTGGGGGGTGCCACAATAAAAGCCTTGCGGCCAGGAAAGGCCTCCAAATAGGATTCACAGACAGTGATTGCTGCGCACGTTTTACCCACACCCACACCGTGATACAAAAGTGCAGACTGGTATGGTGTGCGTGGAGACAAAAGTCTCGAGACAAATCGCTGCACAGGACTCAGCTCAAAATCTTCACTGGATCGGCAACGATCCTTTCCTTCCGCTAAACTCTCTTTCACAGACTTCTGAAGACTTTCCTGGAACTCCCTCTTTCGCATCAACTTCGGCAAAAATTGGGGGTCCTCAAGGTCCGGGTAGAGACCCCCATCGACTTCCCATTCATCTTCGTGAGATCCTGGAAAGATTCCGTTTCCCAACAATTCATCTAAGAGTTCATCTCTCACAGTGAAGTCCGTTTCAGTTCTCCACCGAGCGAGTAAGGCCTGGGCTTCAGGGGATGCCGTCGCCATTCTAATTGATTCTAGGTTTCGATTAAGCTCTGGGCGCTCCTTGACGATTCATAAGTGGGAAAGGACAGAGATTTCTGAAAAGACTTGCTGCTCTCAGTAAAACTTCCCGTTTTTCAATATTCTCTGGACGAAGTTTGGCATGGGCCTCATTCAACGTCAACCACTGAATATCACCAATTTCACGGCGCATGTGCTCATTCTCTTCTGAAATACCCAGTGCTACATTGCTTGGCACCCATACAATGTAATACTTGTGGCAATAATGCACATGATTGCTGCCAAAAAACGACTCCGTGAGTGGTTCCAAGTTCTGAATAGGAATCACCTGAGATTCTTGGATTCCAGTTTCTTCATACATCTCCCGCATGGCACAGACAAAATCACTCTCCTGTGCATCCCGACGACCCTTTGGAAAGCCCCACTCTGGTGTTAGAGGGGCTGGGTCGCACGTGGCTAGAATGTCATCAATCGTCCAGAACTTCCCATTCACATCTTTTACACCCTTGTGAATCTGCTCCCACTTGTTCTTCGCAATTTCAAATTCGTTTTTATACAAGTGAGAATGATCTAAGCCCCACATACCATTCCACAGAATGTCAAAAGGACCTGTCTTGTATTTTTGCCGTTCTTCCTCCGTGATGCCATTCAGATGCAGGCGAATATAGTCAATATCATTCACTTTGTATCGGCCACGCATGAGCTCAATAAATCCAAGGCTGTCTCGCCGCTGTATAAGAAGAAATTTCAACTGCTGGTTTTCCATTCCTGTAACAAGGCCTGGATTCGCTGTCATCTGAGCTGCTAAATCAAAGGCACACGGCGCCTGGACCATAATAACCCCATAACTTGTTACAGGGGCTATGCATTGACGAAAGGTGTGCCCCTGACCTCCGCAGTTTGTGCAAATAGAAGGGCCGCCTGCACCACCACTGTTATATCTCTGAGTCGTCGGCATTGTCCTGCTCCTTCCAAACAAGAGGTTTCTATGTTTAGACCTAACGATCCTTTTTGTCCTATCTCAGTAAAAGATGCATTTGCCTCCAGAGTCGTGGGGACCTTTTTTCTGGCACACCATCCACATTGTAGCCCTTGGGTATTCGCAGGAGCCCTCCTACGGTGAAAAAAAGGCAGCCAAAGAATTTTATGAGAGTCTACGATTCCTCATTCCGTGCCCTATCTGTCGTGATCACTACAACACGCATCTCGAGAAATACCCTCTAACACCTCACCTTGATAGACGCACAGATCTTTTCCGCTGGACCTTACTTCTCCATAATGAAGTTAATAAAACCTTAAAAAAACCTGAACTAACGGAAGCCGAAGTTCTCAAGTATTATAAACGCCTTGGACAATCACGTCGTTCTCCAGTGTATACGCCTGATGATTACATCGCCGCAGATATGGCTGCAAGACTACAGGGAATAAGTGTAGGGATTTTGTTAGCAAGTGCAGCAGCAGGAGTCTTCTTTTACATGAACCGATAAATACTTTGTATAGAGTAAATGGTAGACGATACGAATGTCTTGACAAATTTCCCGCCAGAAATTTATCAAGAACTTCAAATTCCGAAGAAAGCAAGGCCCCTGAAGAAGAGTGTAAAAGAGGTTGTTGTCAAGCCCTGCATGACGGATGAAGAAATCAAGGCCAAGCAAGGCACCTATTTCACAGAGAAAGATGTTGATACAATTTTTGATGAAGATGTGGATGTATATGTCGAAGATAACGATGGGAAAAAACAATTATTGGCCAAGCTGCGGAAATCCGTCCTCGATCCTGAGATCATCAAAACAGGCTGGGAAGGCTATTGGATTACTGCTGCGCCTTCACGGAATCGTGGGGCGGCGGCGGGGCCGATTGATGTAAAAGGGAAGTATTGGTCCAAGAAGAATCCGACAGAAATCCGTGGCTGGTCAACCAGATATATCCAAGGGGGGAAGGTGTCCAAGATGCGAGTAAATAACAATGTCTTCAGTTCTGTCCTTGGATATTTCGAGGCTACCCCCTTTATGAAGTTGCCATGCAGACTCACCTCTTACACAATGCGCTACTGGAAATACTATAAACACGGACTTCCATTCATTCGTGCAGTTGACTCCTGCTTCCGCAGCCTTGTCCCCGAAAAACACACCCTGCAAAAAAAGGCTGCCGAAGAACAACCTCTCCTACATATAACCGGCACTGCCTTCTCAAGTATTACAATTAACCGCAACTTCCGAACTGCACTCCATATGGATGACGGTGATTTCAAACAGGGGTATGGGAACCTCAGTGTGATTGAAAGAGGGCATTATCATGGTGGATACACTCTCTTCCCTCAATATCGGGCTGGGTTCAATGTGAGAACAGGAGACTTCCTCGCTATGGATGTTCACAAGTGGCACTGCAATACAGAGTTGTATGAAACAGAAGAAGACAAGAAAAAGAACAAAGGACTGGCTCGTATTCACAAGGAAGACATGGAAACAGGAACCATGGGGTCCGAGAAGCCCTTCACTCGCATTAGTTTTGTTTGTTATCTGCGAGACAAACTCAGAAAGTGTAATACGGGCCAGACAAGAAAATATTTCAAAGAGATTGGCTTCAACCCCAAGTCTATGAAGTTAACACGTAAGAAGAAAAAGAATGAGAATGAATCCGCTGCACAAACAGAATGAGCACCACGGGTCCGCTCAACAGAGCAAGTATTATAAAAAGCTGGGTAGGTGAGTCTGCTGGGAGTTTGAAAAAAGGGTTCTCTTCTTCTTTTGCATCAGGCTCTTCTGGTTCTCTCTTTTCAGGTCTATCAGGGGGAGTCGGTTCGCCTCTAGCTGCGAGTGGAACTTCATCCTATGTTCTCCAGGTTCTCTATTATCTTCTCTTTTACACATTCATCCTGTTTCTTCTCTTAACACTTGTCCATTACACAATTTATCCCATCTTCATCTTCTCTCCAGGCAAGAAAGGTCTAATCCAGATTCCTGGTCAAGAGGATGGGAAGGTCTACTGGAACAACAGAACTCAGCCTGGGCCGGCAGCCTTGGCTCCAGCAGATGAGAAAGACCCTCTGTTAAATTCTGGATTTGTGAATCGCTTCTCTTTTTCCATTGATCTCTTGGTTCGCAGAGTAACTGAGACTGATGCAAGAAAGAGACTTGTCTTAATGAAAGTGGGTGTTCCTGCACAGGCCCCTGGACAGCAGGTTGTTCCCTTGAATGTCCCTGATCCTGGGGCCACTGATTTGGCCCAACACATGGCCACACAGGCCTCTATGATTGTGTATCTTACACAGACAAATGATTTAGTTGTGAGCTTTTTCTCTGGACCTAATTCCACTGTCTACAGCTGTCCCCCACTCAAGAATATTCCTCTGAATACACCCTTCCGCCTCAGTGTTGTTGTGGAAGAGAAGATCTTCACTGTATACTTGAACACCAAACAGGCATTCCAGAGAGTAATGCCTGCAGTTCTTGCCTTGAATGGTGCAAATCCGGCAACGGATCAGCGATTCAGCACAGCCCCTGCTTGGGCCGATTCCCCCTCCAAGTCAGTCTTTGTTCAGAATCTTCATCTCTGGAATCGTGTCCTCACCTACCCTGAATTGGCGGCGGCCTCCCCTGCACTTGCAGCCATTGAAGATTTTGATGCCCCTACACCCGCCTCTAGTGGAGGTGTCTGTTTTTAAGGAAGAACTACAGTTAGAATGCTGGTAGAGCTAATAGTCTTCCTGGCGATTTGTTTACTTGTCATATACATGACTATCCAGTTTATGGGAGGTAAATCGCAATATCTTGGGCCAGCCGCCACTTATGATCTTTCCATCCCCAATCAAAAAGTCCTCGAAGCAAAAGATCTTCCGTGGAGTGATCAGCCAGCTACTCTGCGGTTCGCTATCTATGTGGCCCAGTCTCCCCGCACAATTGCAAAGGTTGACTGCATAGACTCCACATCCTCTTTTGCACCTTCTTGCGACACATATTCCTTTAATAAATGCGTCTGCACAGGCTCTGATTGCGCCCCCTGCAAAACACCCGAAGATGGATATCTATCGAGTTTAGTCCGCCTTGGAGATACACTTGAGTTCTTGGCCTCTGGATACACCTCTCAAACTGATAAACCATATGTCCCGGCCCTTTTGAAAGTGAGAACAGCAAAAGATTCAACACAGCATGCAATGGAAAGCATACCACTTCCGGCAATTCCTCTGCAAAAATGGACAGTCGTCACGATTGTGAAAGAGGGGCGGCGGTTTGATGTCTACTACGGAGCGAAGCTTGTGAATAGTAAGTTGACCGATTATGTTCCTGTTCCGGCAGATCCCAGTCGAAACTGGTTTGCCGGCAACGCCAAGTGGAAAGGAAAAATCGGCTTCTTCTCAGGGGATCAAAAAACTGCCTCCTCTCATGATGTTTTCGCCGATGTGCAGGGCCTAGTGAATACAAGAGGAATTCCGTATTTCATTGAGCAGAATATGGATTTGAAGAGCTTCTTCACTGTTGATCTTCCCAGTTGTGCACTCGGCAATTGCAATCAACCTCCCTCTAACACAAAGCTAAATCCTTTTACAGTCTATGCTAGTAGTGTTTCATAAAGACACTTAGAATTTGCTTCTTCTTCTTCCTCTAACACAGAATGAATGCTGCTTCGAATGCAACTCCGCCCCCCGCAAGTGGAGGAAGTAGCCCTATACAGTTAATTCTTCGTGCAGGTCTTTTTATAGCTTTACTTGTTGGACTCTATTACCTTTACAAGTTCTTGTATGGGTCTCAGATAGGAAGTGCCATTGATATTCTGTCAGGACCGGTATCTATGACTAAAACTGCTACAGATGGTCAAACAAACCAGAATGTCGTCACTGCCACGCAGATCACAGGCATCCCTGATGGGGGTCAATACGCTTGCTCTTTCTGGGTCTACATTGCTGATACCAAGGGATTTGCCGGCCCTACAGGCACAAAACTTGCCCACCTCCTCGAAATTTCTGACAACCGGTTCACATCGAGTGGAACAAAGGGCAAGACACTCTTGTTTGTTGGCCTCAACCCGATGAACGGAACCCTCGTTGTCCGCCAGTCCACAAGCGACCCGACGGAGACCATCGACAATAGTCTCACGGCCCCCAGTGGAAGCAGTTATCCCCTGCAGTCCTTGATTGAGAGCTATTCAATCCCTGGGGCAGTGTCACAGAATGATCGCTGCGATATCATCAATGGAGTTGAGTATCAGAGATGGTTGTTGATTACAGTTGTAGGAAATGGACGGACCTTGGATGTCTATGTCGACGGCAAACTGGCCCGTTCTTGTGTCTACAAGGGAGGATTCGCAATTGGCTCTACGGGTGCAACAGGGACAGCCATGTTTGGCGTGAACAATGGCGGTAACCTGCGTGGATTCCTGTCAAAGGGACGCTTCTACAACTATGCACTCACCCCTGATGAGATTTGGGCCCTTTACCAAGAGGGACCTACAGAGGGATTCAGTATTAAGTCTTTCTTCTCTGGATTGTTCAGCACTGTGACTTCGTTCGGCAACAAGCTCGATCTTTAAGAAGCGCAGAGTTCCGAAGTTAAGCACTTAACCTGCTCATCCCTTCATACTAAACTCTAGAAACCTGCGGTTCTTGATTTTAGTATTCACTTGTAACTAGAATGGATCAGGCCAGCTCTGGCATACTTCCACAGATTGTCATAGCGATTGTAATCACAGCGGCAATCTTTTTTGTCTTCATGATCATTGAGACATTGTACAAGGCCTTTTTGACCTACAGTCAAAATCGTATCCCCCTGTATCCCTATACTGGAAGTGGTGCCAAGACTAAGATCATAAAACAAGACCCCAATGACCCTAAGTCTATAACAATTCCGCTGTCTGATAATCAACTCACCGGCATTGAGTTCTCATATTCCACATTTCTCTACATTTCCGATGATACAGATGATGGGTCAGAAGGATGGAAGTGTGTGTTTTACAAGGGATACGAGTCTGGCCCTTTCCCCCTCATGGGGCCTGGTGTGTTTGTAAGCTCAAGTAACTCCAATACGGCAGCCCCTACTCTGCGGATTATCATGAATACCTATGATACATGGTTCAACACCATTGATGTCAAGCAGATCCCCTTTAACAAATGGATCCACCTTGCCCTG